CCATCAGCATCGGCCATATACATCTTGTCGTTGAATTGAGCAAAGCTTACTTGAGTGCTTATTGCAATGCTGTATCCATCAGACCACATTTGTTGTTCAGATCCAAATGTTCTTGTTTTCGCTGCCCATGTTTCATCTGCTGGATGTATGTCAGCAGTTCCGCTTGATGGAATGCTATAAAATCTACCGCCAGTTACAGTAAGCAATTGTTGAAAATTATACGTTTCAAAATAACGCATCCCGCCAACTGAACTGCTTGTGCTTGTAGCATTGGTGCAAAAGTCAGTGGAACCAACACGAGTCTCCAGATTACCCTTTGGAGATAGGGTCATATTGTACAACTCTTGGACTTGGTTCTCGGCTAGTAAATCTGACTGCAAACCACTGGCTTGCCCACCAGAGAAGTTGCGAATGCCGTCAAACGCCAGCACATCGTCCGTTGCGTCAACAAAGTACGGCATGGCTGTTTAGATGATCTCTTCGATTGTAAGTTCGCCAAGGCTGTTAGGAGTGATTTGCTTCATTCCTCCAACCTGGCTCAATTCGTAGTTGGCCATTGCAGCTAGGTCGGCATTGGCAGCCTGCGTAACAACCTGTGCCTTGCCGTACTGTCTTTCACGCTCAAGCGCGTCTGCGTGGGTTAACGCTAAAACAACGTGGTTGACGTGTGGCAAGCGAAGCTCGTCGTTCAATGAGTTGTCAGACGGAGGGAAGTCAACTGTGTAACTGTTCCTAGTTAAGCATTGGAGCTTTTCAATTACTTGCAATAATGCTGTGCTGCTGGTCTGAAGCGTTGGATAAATGTCAATTTGAGCCGTCCCGCCGCTGTTTCTTCCTTTGAAGTAATAAAACGATGGCGTTCCGGTTGTGTCAAGGTTAAGCAAGTTTGAGTCTTGGCTTACAATCGTGGCCAAATCCATTGGCTGTAGCTCACTATTATCGTAAGCGATGGACAATGGATTCTCGACCAAGGAACCAAGGCTTACAGTACGAGTGCCTGTAGCCAGCGTGTAGGTTGAGTTGGTTACAGTCTCACGCCAAGGTGCAAAGTTCCAGACACGCCGATAGTTCAGCGATGCTGACTTTTGCAGGAATGTCAAAGTATCGGAATCAGTCTTTCCGATCTTTTCACCCGCATATTGGGCGATTTCGGTTAGTGTCATTTAGCTATTCCAAGGGAAAGGAACAACAGAAACTTTAGGATTTATGATATCGTTGATTTGCTCGGATAAGCTGACCTGAAGTCCGGTAATATCAACCGAAGAAATAACCCAAGATTTTACTATTTCTTCAGTAAGTTGATTGAATGGAATGAATGAATCTCCTGGCTGGCTGAATGAAGCCGTACCATAGCGAGCGCACTTTATATTATTCTCGGTTGTTGTGTATTCCCAATCAACCTCAACAACAAAGTCTTGCTTGTTGTTTAATTCTTTTGCAACTCGGAGTTGTTTGATATTTAGATTGTATTCCATATTATTATCCAGCAACCATTTTAACCCAATTCGTTCCATTTGAAACAATTGTTGTGAAAAGACCAGCAGTTCCCAAGAGAAGAGCTGTTGTTGCTGCTCCTCCAGCAAGCGGAACAACATTTGATGAAGATGATGTAACTACAAATGCAGTTGTATTTTTTAATGTTATTTCCCTCCCAGTCCAAGATGCAGGAGCTGGAAGATTGATAGATGTTGTACCTGCTCTTGTATGAATAATCCAATTATCTGTTGATGTTACTGTATATGGAGTAGATGAAACTTCAGTAGGCGCACCTCGGCCAAATGAGCCAACAATTTCAAGTTTGTTTACTGGTGTAGTAGTCCCAATCCCAACATTGCCGCTGGAATCAATTCGGAGGCGTTCGGTTACATTTGATGATCCAGTTGACTCTGTGGCAAATACCAATGCCCCAGCATAACCAGTAGCATTGTATCCTTCATATAATCCATAAACTCCAGCTAGTTTTCCACTTCCACCTAGGTTATTATTAAAAAATTCAATTCCAGACGTTTCATTTAGTGCGCTAGATGCTGTATTTATTATTCTGGCAACTGCTAAAGAACTTCCAATTGAAGTAGATGTATTACTTTTTGCAATAGTTAATATAGCATTAGGACTCGTAGTCCCAATCCCAACATTGCCGCTTGAATCAATACGAAGACGTTCTGTGTCTGCCGTTGCAAGTATTACAGGTCCAGCATTTGCGCTATTTGTGGCTATTACTAAACCACCTGATGCCCCAAATCCTCCTCCATGTTCCCAATATAATCCACCTGATTGTGTTGGGAATGGACCACTCGTAGTTGTTGTGTTATATACTGAAGATAATCTGAAAAAGTTTGTTTGATCTCCAGTTCTTAAAACAATACCTCTATTGACAGTTGCCGCAGATCCTAAGCTTTGAACATTTAATTGATAAGCAGGACTCGTCGTCCCGATCCCAACATTTCCACTGCCATCCTTATAAATCTGTCCACTTCCAATATTAACCACATTTGTAGATCCAGTAATTGTTCCAAGGAATGTGGAAGTAGTAGCAGCAAGATTTGTAATCGTGCTTGTCGTGCTGTTCAGCGTAGTGATTGTTCCAGTCGTGCTGTTTAACGTAGAAACAGTTCCTGTGGCAATCGTTCCAGTCGTGCTATTCAATCCGACAATCGTACCAGTCGTGCTATTGAATCCAGCAAGCGTTCCAGATGTGCCAACAATCGTTCCGGTTACGTTGCCAGTCAAATTACCAACAAAGCTTCCAGCAGTTACCTTATTCGTAAAACTGCCAGTCGTATAAATTCCATTGTTCAACGCATCGTTGAACATACTTCCTACAGTAACTCTATTTGGATTAGATGTAGATGTTAAGTCAGCATCCGCAATCAGAAGCATATCTGAACTTCCAACGCTTGCGATCTGATCCTGGGTCGTAATTAGGCCAGCGTAAATTCCAGTATTATCAATAAGGTTATGCAGGTCAGCCGCAGTGACTGTTCCGTTGGTTGCAAATGTCGTCTGACGATTAAGGATTGTTGCCATATTAAGTTGTAAACCTCATTGAGGTTGCGTAGATTGTTCCTGCTGAAATTGTTCCAGCAGTTGAACCTTTATTGATTATTGAATATCTTACTACATTTGTTGTTTGTGGATAAAAACTGACCGCAAGACAAATTGTTCCTGTAGCAGCACCCAATGTATCTATTGATCCCAAGACAATATCGCCAAGAGCGCATCCAGTTAATGCAAATGTTCCAGTTGTTGTGTCGAATGCACTATGTGCTGCTACAGTAGAAAGCGTAAATGCTGCTGTTCCATAACTAACCGCAGTAAGCCTTGGACCAGATGCGCCTACCTTGAGTGTTCCAACCGTGGCCGTACCAGCAACTGAAAATGAGCCAGTGCTGTTTACGCCGGTTGTAGAAATTTGCAATGCAGATACACCAGCTTCGTCGCCACTTGAAATAGCACGAAGAGTCCCATCAACTATGTTTGTTCCATAGGTTTTGAGAAGCTGTGTATAGCTTGTGCTGATTAACTGTGTTCCAAGTGTTGCCATTTAGTCTCCTAGTTGCTTAAACGATTTTTGAGTACATCCCAGGCCATTGAACATACTAGACCAACAACCCCAGCAATAGCCAGAGCCTTCGTCCGGAGATGCTCCAAAGAAGAGATTCTATTTACCACATCTGCGTAGTTTGACAAGCTGGTTTCAACCATTTTATACAGAGATAGTTGCCTCTCTTCCATCCTTGCCAGCCTCTCCCGCAGGTCGCCTATTTGGTCATCGGTTCCCATAATAAACACTATTTGGCCTTGCCAGCGTCATCGGCTGCACCCATGTCTCCATAGGCTGGTAGAGAGTTGTTAGCCTGGTTCCGTGGCGAGCAAGAGGCAATGGCAAGGCAAAGGATGACTAGCAAAATGTTCATCATGCAGCTGTAATGGTTATGGATGGTGACCATCCAGTTGTAGGAACATTATTTGCATCTGTGCTTGTGTTTTCTGAATAAATTGTAGCCGAATCACTTCCACTGGCTAAAACCCAGTCATTACCAGAATAATCTCCATTATAGTTTGTATTTCCAGGTGATGTAATGTAAAAAATACCTGCTGCCAATAAATAATTATATGTTCCAGAATTTGGTTCTGGAGTATTAACTCCAGCTAAAGTTGTTTTTGTATATGTTCCATTCGCAATTCCGGCTCCAGAAACTATAATTTGTGCTGGTAGTCCGAATGACGGTGTTCCTCCGCCACCACCAACTTTGCGGATATTTTGTACTCCTAGTCCTAGAGATAATTTTGGCATATAATCACAATGCAATCACCCGCCAAGGGATAGAACCTTTGGCGGGTTGACTGCTAATTCCATTAAGCCGATTTGTATGCAATCACTCGGCCAGTTCCAGCCGTAAAGCTGTTAAACTCGCCGTAGATGATGTTTCCGGAACCAATTGTTATGCCAGTCAGCGTACCATCATAATTTCCGCTGATTGTGGTAAACGTGGTATCGGCAAGCATCTGGATCGCCCAATAGCCTGATGTCGCAGTTCCAGAAGTGCCAACGGTAAATCCGTTTCCACCTTGGAATTTATCTAATGCGCGTGACATTAGGGTGATGTGAACAATGGAATCTTATAGTTCGTTCCATTTACGGTAATGGTCAAACCATTTGCCGTAGATGCAGCAGAACCAAAAGTTCCGGTTGTTGCAAGCGTTGTGATGTCAAACACCGAAGTTTCTTTCGCAGTGTCAAAAGCAATAACTTTGCCTTTGGCTCGCTGCGCACGACGACGATATTCTTGTGATGCACTAGCCATATTTAATCTCCTTTGCGACTCCAGGCACGTTTCACTTGATCCGCGCTGAAGCTGCTTTTGAACCTACTCCCAAGCTTTTGTTCTTGTTTGTAGTACCCCTTCATAATTGTTGATGTACTCGACAGCCTTGGATCGGATGGGGATTCTCCGGTTCCAAATACTGCCAAGCGTTGTGGAAAAGTAAACCTCTTGAGGTGCTTGGGAACTGAATCCCGATTAGCAACCGATTTCTCCAGTTCAACGACTGATCCGTTTCGGGTGTCGGTGTACTGGTAGATCGGCATTAGCTATAGCTTTCCTCGTCGGCTGACTGTGCCAACTTACGCATTTTGTCCTCTTCAGACATATTGTCTTGCTGATTATTGTCGGATTCACCTTCCATCATTGCGTCATTGACTTTGATGTGAGCTACACCGTTCTTAACCATGTGGACAACACCGCTGAGTTCAACGTGATCTCCTTCAGAAGGACCAACATTCTCTCCGCCATCCATAACTTCAAGCATTGAGACTGGCAACATGACCATGCCTTTCGGCATTTTCATCTCACCACCTTTGTCCATTCCTTCGTTCATTTGACCTCCGTTGGAAGAAGCTGGGGAGGTTTTATCCTCCCCAGCTTTCCGAGGACCCATACCAATAACTAGCATGGTTCCCATTAGGATCTTTAGCTGTAGTTGCTCTTCGACCACACCACGCGGTAGAACGCAGGGTTCAACTGCTTGGCAGTGTAGAACGTCTTGAACGACGCATAGGTGCGCTGTCCATAGATGTCGCTCTTGTCGGGTGCATCCAGAATCGTTACCTTAGGAGCGTAAGGCGATCCGGTCGCTGCAATCGCTGTCAAGTGAGGCACGCCGAAGGCCTGCCCACCGAGAACGATGGAAGCGTAGTTGGAGCCAGTGGCAGTGGTGTCAACACCATAAGCCGCAGTTCCAGCCGTCAAGTTGTTTGTGGATTCGATCACGCTCACGCCGAAGAGCCGACCAACTTCGCCACGGAAGATAGCATCCGGAGCAGAGTAAGCAGACACGCGGAGGAAGTCGTCGTCGTTCATCAAGTCACGAGTGACCTGAGGAGAGGCAACGAGTACGTAACCATCTTTGATCTTGGGAGCGCGGTTGACCTTGAGGGCAGTCGCGGCATCCAACAAGTCAAGAGCAGTCATCGAGGCGTTAGCCGCCGATGCACTTTGGAAGTTGGTTCCGTTTGTTCCGTTCTGAGCATAGCGGGTATAAGCCGCAGTAGAAACGGTTGTTCCAGCACTCGTGGAGTCAGTCGTGTTCAAGACCAACGCACGATGCGACAATGTATCCGCATGAAGCGCTGCGTCCTCACCGAGTTGCTTCGTGGCCTGCGCCAAGTGGTTGAAGAGTTCGGTGGCGAGCAACACGTCCGTGAGAACGATGCTGGAGCCGTACTGAACGAGGGTCGCTTCAACCGTGGTCAGGGTCAACTGACGTTCACCGGTTCCACCCGAAGGAGAAGTTCCCTCGGAAAGAGTGGTGATTGAGGTGATGCTGGGGTTATCAAACCGAAAGAAGCGGACGGTCTTGTTGCCGCCAGTTTTCGTCGGGTAAGGAACCTTTTGGGCAAACTGCTCCATCTGGAGCAAAGGAATCTGCCGTTCTAATAGTTGTTTTGAGAAGTAGGTCTGAAACTGTGCAGCAACAGATCCACTTGTAGATACGTTAGCCATTTTAGTATTATCTTTCTGCTAGAACCAGAGTTTAGGCACGATCAGCTTCTGCGGCCATCTTCAACAATTCCATTTCCTGTTCCTTGCTGGACATTTCATGGAACTGCTTCTGACGTGCAGGAGCCGAAGGCTGACTGTTCGCCGGTGTCGTAGCTTTTCTCAGTCGAGTCAATTCTGACTCATACTGCGCAATCTTCTTTTCCAAGCCAGAGGCGGCCTCCGCTTTCAAGTGCATCTTGGCCAAACCAACAGCATCCTTGATTCCTGCTGGATAGTTCCGCAGTATCGCGTGCTGTTGTAGCAGTTGTGAAACAGCTTTGTAGAGTGGCGTAGAAGAGTCTTTGAGATCAGGGTTGGAATCAACCTCTTCCATGAGGTTCTTATCCCACGCAGACTTCATTTCAGTCTGCACCTTGTGCTCAAACGCTCTCTTGTCCTCTACCTCAATCTCGCTGGCTTTGTTTTCAGCGAGTTTCGCAAGATCGTCACGGCCTTCATCACGATAGCTTTTTGCTGCTTCCCGATAATCTTCCGCGCTAAACTTGCGACTGTTTCCCTTTGTCTCTGCTTCAGGAGACACTTGACTAGCCTTTGCAGTCTTGGCTGCCTCAAGTGCTTCCCTTTCAGCCTGGAGTCTTGCTCGTTCCGCTTTGACATCGTCCCACTCTTTTGCGAGTCGAGACTGTGCCTTTTGGTACTTGCTTTGCTTCTTTTCGGAAGCCGACTCTGACTTGGGTTCATCAGATTGCCCTGTTAAAGAACTTTTGGTTGAAACGGTTTCAGTCTCTTGGACTTCATCCGTCACCGCATCATTCGATGTGGATTTAATTTCGGTGGTTTCGGGAGTCGCGGGTTTCTCCGAGTTATCTCCGCTGGCCGTCTCCGATTCAGTTCCGCTTGTTTCAACTGAAGCAACTGGTGCTGGCGTGTAATCCACACCTTCATCTGCTGCTCTAGCCAAAGCCAAGACTTCCGCCTCGGTTGGGTTATTCAATTCCGCCATTTTGACCCTTTCTTACACCACTCTACAGGGAGTCATTCTGTAGGCAGGTTAGTTGACGGCAGTTTCATCAGACCCATCCATGCCGTCTTGGATGGCTGAGTTTAGTTTTGCGGTTGCAAGCGATTCGAGAACCGCTACACAACCACGAAATCCTTTAGCATATCCACAAGCCTCCGCAAGTTCCGCATTATTCTTTTCAGTTGCAGATGCATTATTACGCAAAGTTAGGTTCAAAAGGATAAGACTTAAACGCTTGCCGGATGGGGTTCCAAGAAAGCCAGTCCAAGCCTTCTCATCTTCACTATTCCACTTGGGTTCATTTACCCAGGCTTGATTCCTAATGAAAGCCAGTATTGCTTTAATTTTTCTCATTTGGTGTTGACTATGCAAAATGATGTACAGCCGTCATTTGCGATAGCCTTGATTGCCACGCTATGCCTTGCACAAAACTCGTCAACTGCTTTCTTAACACCAAACTCGTAATTAGTCTTGGCCTTCTCCATGTTCATTGAGTAATCATGACCCATGATTAAGCCGTCTGGCTTGACCAAGATCCTAGCCATCTCAAGGTCAATCTTTACGCCTGGGTAAGAGTGGTCGCCGTCAAGATAGATAAAATCAAGCAAATTCTCAGGCAAACTAGCCATAAAGAAGAATGACGCACCTTTGACAAGCTTTACTACTGGATCTTTCTGGTACTTGTTGTGCAACGCCACAAGCGATTCGTGAAGGTCAATATGCCTTAGGTTGTTTCCATCCACGTCGCCGGACGGCCATTTGCCTTCAAATAAATCAACCAAGTAAAGTACGATTGGATTTTTGCTTCTTAATTTAGCAGAGAAGTCTCCTGCAAACACTCCGATCTCCGCGCCCGCCATGCCTTCCTTAATGAAGGCATCAACCATCAAGTCTCTTGTGTCAAATTGTTCGATCAAGCAGGCATCGGACCAGCTTGTTGAGCCTGCATAGCTTCGGGAGGCAATTGTTGTCCCTGCTGTTGCATCTGGCCTTTAGCCGCATCACGAAGCTGTTTCTGGATTGCGCGGGATGTGTTCGGATCGATCTGCTCCAACGCAGCCAAATGCTGTTGCAAGTGAGCCATCAGAACTTGCATTGCGCTCTGATCGACCTGCTGTTGCCGCTGTTGAGCCGCTTGGTTAAATGCGAACAGAACGGATATATGCGCTTTGTGATCATCGCTAGGCTTGATGGCGACTGGGAATCCAGTTGCAAGCATAGTCGCGATTTCAGTCGCTTGATCTTCAGCTTGATCGCCAGAGGCTGCGTTCGGATCTTGGAAGAGTCTGCGGACCAACGATGGATCATCTTGTTCAAGCACTGATTTAACCAGCTCGCCCTGATTAACGAAAGGATTATTTTGGAACATCTGCATCCGAGCCACAGACTTCTGCAACGCGAACTGGCGGTTAATAAAGTCAAGTCCACCTTTTGGTTCAATTGCATATTCAGAGTGAATGCCTTCTGGAGGCATTGAGCCGGTATCTTCCGCATACCTATACATCAAGTCATCCTTGGCGTACTGAACGTACAACGACCAGCACTGACTGAACAAGTGAGATAAGCTCATTCTGAAAATACGATTACGCAAATCACCGGAAGCTGCGGCTTGACCCTGCATTGCTTGAATTTCAGTTGCAGTCTT